CAACGTCACCACCTTTGACAAGGACAAATTCATTGCAAAGTTCGGCGCGGTTGAGTATGCAAACTACACCAAGACCAGCGCTCGTTTTACCGTCAAAGTTACATCACGTTAATCAGGAGTCCAACATGAAAAACCCAGCATGGAAAAAAGACTTTGTGGTTGTAATGCACAGCGATTACGACAACACATGGATTGACAAAACTATCCCTTGCACCTTAAAGCAGGCTGTTAAGTTTGTCTATGCCAAGCGTTGGAGTCACGCCTTGGATAAAGGCACTGTACGCATTTTGAGCACTGCTGATTGGGCAAAACTCAAACTGGAAGGGGAGCGCGATGCCAAAGTTGCCCCGTTCAATTACGACGCGCCATACAACCCCCAGTTTTTGGGCGCACAACCAGCCCGTGCCGGCGAAGACTATTAAAAAGGAGCCACAACATGAATGAATCAACTATGAGCGAATACATCAAAGGCTTTGACCACGGGTGCGATTACATTGTGGCGGAGATCGAGCGATACACCAAGGAGGCTAACAGCCACGACGCGATGGTGCTGGTCGATTTGGTAAAGCGCCTCAAGATGGAGGGTAAGCCAAATGCGCAGGATAACCCCTGAAGGCCGGCTGGCAGACTTTCACCCAGAGGTAGGCAAACTCTGGCGTAGTCGCCATGAAGAGCCAGAGCAGGAGGTGTTTAAGCGCCTTCCACCGTGGATGGCTTTAGAGTCCGATGACATTGACAACAAAATTGATTTAGAACGCTTGATTCCAAAAACTTTGGAACAACTGACCGATAAAGAAAAGGCTTGCCTTTGGTTTCGATTTTGGGACGACCGCACTCTTGATGATGTTGGGGTCTTCTTTCGAGTGAGCAAGGAGCGAGTACGCCAGATTGAGGCTAGAGCGCTCCGTAAATTAAGACACCCATCTCGTAGTGATCGACTGTATCCCTTCATTGACCGATGCCCAATAGAGCAACGTAAGCAAAAGGAAGAGGCTGAAAAACATCGTAAGTGGGCTAATGAATGGCGCGAAGACAAGTTGATTGAAAAACTTTTGGCACTTAGGGAAACTACCTAGAAAATAATTGTTGACAGGCTGTTCGTTTAAGATATACTTAAACCAACAACAGCAATAGTGCAGTTGTAAACAGTGAAGGAACAGTGAATATGGAAACAAATCAAATCAGAGGTAATTGCCAGTGTTGCGGTCGCCAGCAGGCTGTCAAAAACGGAATGATGGCAAAACATGGTTACACCGTAGAGCACGGTTGGTTCAACGGTGTGTGTTCTGGCGAGCGCCACGCCCCGATCCAAGTAAGCCGCGCAGAGACTGACAAAATCATTGCTGACATCAAGGCGGAGATTCCAGAGTTGTTGAAACAGGCAGAGCAGGTAATCATGGGCAAGTTATTGCCACAGTTTGTGATTACTGGTCGCCACAGCAAAAGAGTCACTATTCCTTACGTCGAAGCAAACTCCTATGACCAGCGCCAAGCCCGTCAACAATTAGAGTGGGAATTAAAAATGAAGGCGCGTGCCGGCGAATCATTTATCAAAACACTTGGTGAAATCGCTGACGAGTACCACGGCAAGCCTTTGGTCACAGTTACCAAGACAGCCCCAGTACAAATCGAAATTGGCGAGAAAAGAACCGCACACGATGCAATCTATGTAGCCACCCAATTAGACGGCGCACGGGTTTACTTCAAAGCCCAGAGAGAAGAGAAAGTTTGGAAGAGTTGGATTGGCTCCACCGCTTGGAGAAAGATGGAGAAGGTCTAAAGCAGGGGGGGCGAAAGCCCCTCTCCCAATACTAGGGAAAGTACCTAGAAAATAAATTGATAAAGTTGTTGACATCGTTTAAGTTGGTGTTATACTAGTATCACTGACACAGCAATACCGCATAGTCAGTAACAGTGAAGGAAAGTGAATATGGCAAAACGTCTTACTCTTAAACAACTCCGTGTTGGTCAACTGATTGTCCGTGGTGAACACAAAGACGCTCAGGTGTACACGATAGCGGAAATAAGTGGTTTCAACATCTACCTTATTTGGTTTGAAGGTGACCGTCAGTGTGGTCAGTGGACTGATTACGGTGACTGCTACAAGCCAACAATTGAGCAGATCGAATACAGCATTGCCGCCAACGGCAGGCTGGCTTCGGGTGAAGACATCAAAGAAGTAAGGGCGCAACTGGCGTAAACCAACGGGGGGTTCGCCCCCCACTAACAGCGAAGGAATAGTGAAATGAAATCGAATGCAACAGTAATTAATGAAATCAAATCCATTTACGGCAAAGTTTTGGGTGAGATATTTGAGAATGCTAATGGTTTTGGTTTCTACCATACCCAAACTCAAGTTGAGGAAATAAATTTTCCTAACCGTAGTGATGCTGAAAACGCATGGCAAGACCATCACGATGATTGGTTTGAAAACCTTCCGCGTTCAGTGAAAGGATATTGAAATGAATTTCCAAACCAGAATTGAAACCACCGAAAGAGGTGAGGTGGTATTTACTGATAAGCACGACGACGAGGTCTGGTTGTCTATTCATGTAAAGGGTGGTGGTGCTCACGTCACCTTGACTTTTGAGCAGGCACGTCAGATGATTCACGCATTGCAGTGCGTCGTTGATAACGTCCCAGTACCAGAGGAGGAAGAGGCATGAACAAGCAGGAAATAGACGAGATGATGAGTCATCTCCCGAGCCAGCAAATACCAGAAGAAACCTTGTTTGAAAAGGTTGGAATTGCTATAATGGTTTTGTTGGTTGTGTTTCTTTTGGCGTGGGTTCCAGACTTTAATTTGACTGAGCAGGAATGTGTTCAGCAAAAGCCAAAAGCCTACGTCGGGGACTTGTGTGAAGGAGTTAAGAAACCTTAATGGTTTCACAATGGTTTTCGGAGGTCTGTAATCTTTATATAGGTGAAGTAGGCCAAGCCCGTGGAATTCGGGACAAAGCATCCGAGGGAGGGCGACTCGGAGCCATCACGCATGAGGACTGTTGTAAATGCTGTTTACGGCTCCGTGAAAGATCGGTAACAGTCCCCAGCCGTGTTGGTGGAGGTAAGGCCACCCGATGTAACGGGGAACTGCCATGTGCGGGACTTGTGTTGTAAGCCTGAAACCCAAACATCCACCAACAACCTATTGGCGAAAACCACAAAGGTTTGATACACTGGCGACAATCAATCAAACCGAAGGGAATACGGGTCATGCCAGAAACCGCCAAGAAGGGGACAAAACGCCCCGTTAAGCCATTAAAGCCTAAGACACAGGCAAAGGGTGCTACCGCGCCCGCAAAGGCTCCAGACCCCGCAAAACAAGTCCCCATTGGTAGACCAGTAGAGTTCACAGACGCTATAGCAGACGAGATATGCTGGAGACTCACTCACGGTGAGCCATTAGTGCAAATGTGCAAGGACGACCACCTACCGCACGTCGCAACAATCTATCGTTGGTTGGCTCGCTTCCCAATCTTCTGCGATATGTACGCACGCGCACGAGAGGATCAGGCTGACACTAACGCTGACGAAATCCTCCAGATCGCTGATGAGCACCCTCCTGAGTACACCGACAAAGACGGTCGCACTACGCTGGACGCAACCTACATCAACTGGCAGAGGAGTCGCATAGAGGCACGCAAGTGGACGGCGGCGAAACTCAAGCCACGCAAGTACGGCGACCGCTTTGCTGTTGAGGGCGTAGTGGGTGGAGCGCCTATCGCCACTGAAAACAAAAGCATAGACAGGTTTACAGAGATCGTTAAAAACATCGAGATGACTAAACGTGCTGGCTAAAAAGTATTACAAATACTTCTGCTTGGTGTCGAAAAACACGGGGTTTTATCCCTTGTTTGGGTTCTAGGTAATACTTGTGTTAACAGAACTACTCGAAGACCCAGAAGTTCAGGCGGAGTTCAACGCCAAGCCAGAGCACGACCGCATTGCGTTAATCGCTCACCTTGAGTGGGTGGCGAGCGCCCACAAGTACCAGATACCTCCGCCGTTGGAGTTGGATTGGACGGTGTGGGCTTTGATTGCAGGCAGGGGCGCGGGCAAGTCCCATGCTGGTAGCCATGCGCTTTGGTGGTGGTGTTGGACGCACCCCGGCTCCCGTGGGCTGGTGTTGGCTCCAACATCTAACGACATCAAGTTCACCTGCTTCGAGGGCAAGTCAGGACTGCTCGCTAACATCCCTCCTGAATTGGTGGCTAAGTACAACAAACAAGACCACGAGATTACGTTGTCCAATGGATCGAGCATTCGTGGCATTAGCGCTGACTCCTATGAGCGACTACGCGGCCCGCAGTTCCATTGGTGCTGGGCGGACGAGTTGGCGGCATTCCAATACCTCGGCGCTGGTGAGGCGTGGGACATGATGATGATGGGTTTGCGTCTGGGCGACCAACCTCGTGTGATTGTGACCACGACACCGCGCCCAAAGGATTTAATCCTTGACCTGATAAGCCGTGAGGGTGACGACGTAATCATTGATCGCGCCAGCACCTACGAGAACAAAGCCAACTTAGCGGCTACCTTCAGCAAGCAACTTGAGCAGTACAAGGGTACGAAGTTGTATCAGCAGGAGGTGCTCGGCGAGGTGGTAGACCTCGAAGACGGCAAGGTGGTGAGCAGGGATATGTTCAAGATGTGGCCTGCTGGTAAGCCCTTCCCTAAGTTCGAGTACATCATCCAGTCCTATGACTGCGCCTACACCGACAAGTCTTACAACGACCCGACGGCGATGACAACGTGGGGAGTGTTCAAGCCACAGGACGGCCCGATGTCCGTGCTCCTGATTGACTGCTGGGCAGAACACCTCACCTTCCCTAAACTCAAGGAGCGGGCGCAGGACGAGTGGCGAGTGTCTTACGGTGAAGGCAGAGATGCCAAGCGCCCTGACCTGATACTGGTGGAGGAGAAGGCGGCGGGTCTGTCTCTGATTCAAGAGTTGCAGAAGGCGCACTTGATGGTGCGGGGATATAACCCCGGTCGGGCTGACAAGATGCAACGCCTACAGATTACTGCGGCTATCTTTGTTGCCAAGCGTGTCTGGCTCCCAGAGTCCGAGGTGCATAAGGGCTATGTGAAGGATTGGGCTGAAGGGTTCCTG